TGATACAGTTAGGTACGTTGATCGTTAAGCCGTACACACTAGTACTTGTAGCGTAAAGCCATACACCTGAGTTAATGGTTACAACAAGCTGTGATGTACCATTCCAACCGTCTGCAGTAGCTATAGCATTAAGATCTACATTTGTAGCATTGCTAGAGATCGTTAGGTAGTATTGATTAATAGCTCCATAGAAATCTGCTAAATCAATCTGGCCAGAAGTAGGTACACCTGTATTATTGGTAGTCGTATACGCACCACCACGGTAATACTCATTAAGCCCAATAGGATTAGACCCACCAAACTCATCCTGAATATCCTGTAGTGTTATGAGACCAGAGCTTTGCAGTGCCATTAAACTGTTCCGAAACCTGTTACGTTACCTGTTACTGTAAGGTTGCCAGAAGCGTCTAACTTCATCTTGTTAGTACCTCCTGTAGCGAAGTACAAAACACCCGCACTCTCTGTGACTGTCCAGTTACCTAAGTCTACTGTTGTAGCGTTGACTGTCACAAAGGTGGGGCTGTCTGTTGTACGCAATGCCTGGTCAGCATCTGAGAGATCTGTAATAGAAGCTGCAGCAATACGAGCGTCTGCACGAGCATTAGTGTAGTATAGATTGCTACCCTCAGATAAATCACCTGTATCGTGGTTAGAAATAGAGCTAACTGTACCCGTTACGTTACCCGTGACATTGCCTGTTAGGTTGCCATCAAAAGTAGCTGCTACAAGAGTTTCACTACCTACTGTCCAGTAGTCGTTAGCTTCATCCCAGATAAAGGTCTTATTAGCAGCTGTACCACGCTCAATCTCAATACCACCATTCTGTGAGGGTGTACCAGCTTCGTTGCTGTTAAGAGTAATGACGTTATCTGCTAGGTTAATGGTTTCAGTATTAACTGTGGTTGTTGTACCTGATACTGTAAGGTTACCCTGTACAATTACATTACCTGTTGAGGTTACGTTACCATAAGTACGGTTACCACTGATATATGTCTGTACACGTGCATCTGTATAGTAAAGGTTAGATGAACCTTCAGCTACTGTATCTGTGTCACCCTGTGTGTATGAGAACACACCAGTAGAACTATTGTAGCTTAGGCTACCTGTAGCAGATACAGAGTTTCTAGCACGTGTGTCTGTATAGTATAAGTTTGTACCCTCAGTGAGATCTGTAGTGCTGTGGTTACTAATGTCAGATACCTGACCTGTTACATCACCCGTAAGATCTCCTGTGATACCGCTTGTAGCTGTAATCGTAGTGGCAGCAACAGTAGACGCAACATTGGAGCCGATAGCTGTACCGTCAATAGTGCCGCCATTTACATCTGCTGTATCTGCAACAAGACTGTCAATGTTTGCAGTCCCGTCAATATACAAGTTACGCCACTCTTGATCTGACGAACCTAAGTCGTATGTATTGTCTGTCTCTGGGATAATGTGACTATTTACGTCTGCAGAGAAGGAAACTGTATCTGTTGCGGCATCGCCGAATGTAAGGTTGCCTGAGATCGTAGCATTGCCTGTGACAGTGAGGTTACCACCCACTGATAGATCTGCAGATGCAGTTACGTTACCTGTAAACGTAGATGTCTGATCTACTGTGAGGGTGTCTGTGTTGACATCTCCATCAAAGTAAGCATCCTTGAACTGTACAAGAGAAGAGCCTAGATCCAGTGTAGCAGTAGTCTTAGGTAATACGGAAGTACCTGATACAATAAGATCCTGCGCTGGGCCTACCTTTGTAATAGGCGCACCTTCACCTGCTGAACCGTCATGCGAATGCCCTGAGGTGTTGTTAAATGCAGCCTCTACAGCATTGTATTCTGAGTCAAATAGATCCGCATCAACGACTTTACCGTTAGCAATGTTGTTTGCAGTATCCTGACGTGTATAACCAGCCATGTGTTACGTCCTTATTGTCTATCGTTTTGTCTGTATTCTAACAGAGCCGTGTCTAAAGTAAATGAAGGGTCAGCTGAGCCATCCTCAATACGAATTGAGATCGTCTTACCAGAGCCTACAAGATTATTGTTATATACCTTATCTAGAGAGCCGCCAAATGTAGCAGTACCAAATACCGTGGAAGGGTCTCCGAAGATAAACACAGCATCACCTGTGCTAGAAACAGTGAAAGTAGCAGGTTGCACTACACCTGTATTCGTAGACGTATCAAAGTCATACTTGATGTTTACGTCCAGTTCCATGTTACCCGTAGGCTCAGCATACAAGGTCATCTTATAGAACGTCTTACGCATCTGAGGATCTGTGATAGGCATGTACGGAGACTCATAGATAGCCTCAATAATTTCACCATCAAAGTTAGAACCTGTATCTAACTCATACACATAACCATCATTGTTGGCGAAGATAGTCGTCTCGTCAAATGCCTCTGTGTACTTACTGTCTGAACAGAATGCTTTGATACCTTTAAGTGTTGACCACTGCATACCAGAAGCACCCTGTGAGATACTCTTAGTAGCACAAAGACCACGTGCAGCACTAGACTGTTCTGAGGCTGCGTATGCAAAGATACGATACTGAGCTTTCTCACGTAGTACAAGAGAGGAGAACTCTGACGTAGACTGTAGGAATGTATAAGCATCTTTGGCAATAGGGTCAGATGCAACATCCAAACCAAAGTCACCGATACGGTCAGTAGCACTTAGTAAGCGAATACCATCAGGGGCAGCATACATAATGTCACCACCGACCTCTTGAATAGTATCACCATTGATACAGCCGATACGATCTGTAATAGGTGCTACATTAAAATCCGATACTGTGTTGCCCGTAATACGTTTGATGCTATTACGTGAGAACACAATAAGCTGATCACGAAAGACAGCCAGACCTGTAATCTGATGAGCTATGTTGATAACACCACCACCATTAGCAGCACTAAAGTCTTCATAGTCAGAGGGTGCAGTGAAGTATAGGTTAGTACCTTTAGCGTAGAATACTGTACTCTTAAATACTGCTACGTGGTCTGCACCCTGAACATCAGCAAACCCTGATATACTAGTAACGGTGTTGGCAGAGTCATCAAATACTGCGGGGTAGTTTGTGCCATCAACCATCAGCACCTTATGCCCAGCGCCAAAGTTAAACTCAGCAAAGCGTACCTTACCGCCATTAGCAGCCATAGTAAGCTTAGAAGTCCAACCTGTACCTGAGCTATGTTGTACGACACTGACAGAACCGTTACTGCGAACAGCTAAGACTTCACCGTTATTGACAACCTTAACACCTAGTACAGCACCTGAGCCTGGAACTTCATTGTCATCCCACTTCTCATAGCCTTGGATCTTAGTGTAACCACCCTCTTTAGATACTTCAAAGTTCTGCAGAATAGTAGCCGACCCAACAGCATTAGCCCCCTGTTGAAGAGGGCTTAGGTTAGAGATAAGACCACCTCTAAACTCAATGGGAAATGTAGACCACTGTGTTGCCATTAGTAATGAACTCTCGTATCACGAAGATACTCTGTGCGGTTAATGTGAAGGCTACGTAGCTGCTTAATGCCTTGCTCAAACTTCTGTAGAGCTAATTGTGCAGCCTGTAAGTCTGAACGGAACTGGTACACGTAGTACATAGCACCGTCTGTAATAACATACTTGTATTGTTCTGGAAGGTTAGGTACGTCTAACGCTTTCTCTAAGTCAAAGCCTGTTGTGTAGTACTCATATACTACTTCATAATCTTGATCAGGTTTAGGGTAAAAGATAAGTTCTCTGCTAGGTGTTCTGACTACATGAGTAGGTTTACCTGTGCTAGAGTTATACTCATCATCAGCATGTTTGTCAAGGTATTCTTCGTAATCTAGCTGTTTTAATTTCACTGTCTCTGTGTTTAGTGTAGAATCACGCTTAATACGAAAAGATTTCATTGCCAAAGTCTTAGCATCGTAAGGGTAGCTATAACGTGCGACACCTGCAGAGAGTGTCTCAGTTTCCTCTACATGGTTCCAAGGCCACTCATACTCTTCTTGTTGGATATGCCGAATAGCACTATTAACCGCATCCTTAGCAAAGCTGTAGTAGCCTGTAGACGTAGAGAAGTTAGCGTCTGTAAGTTCAACTTCATTAAGACGGCGGTTAACATCATTTACCAAGCCAATATAGTTATATGCCATTCTTACTTCTCCTTAACACGTAGGAAGACACTACGCTCATACTGTAGTCCACCACCTGTAGTGATACGACATGTCACTTTGTAGCGTACATTGTTTGTACCCAAAGAGAAACGTGCAGTAGCTGTTTGATCTGAAATAGTGCCAGTTACAAACTGAAGACCATTAACCACCTGTGCATCTGCTACTTGGGTTTTAACTCCGTCTGCATCATCCACAAACCATGTGACGGCAGAAATAGTATCACTTCCTAGAAAGCGTGACCAGTCTACACTATAGTCTAAGATTTCATCTTTATCTTTATCAGGCCATTTATACGACATGGTAAGTCCTTATGCTGTAATATATACGGTGTTGTTACCTTGTACTTTGGTAACGTAAACGACGGGGTTGCTGCCGTATGTGGTAATATAAGCAGTTCTATTCCTGCTGTATATGTCTGGGTCAAACGGGAAACGCACTGCTGTAGGTGTTTCTATGTTGGCTTGAATGATAGCAGAGACACTCGTGATATCCGTATCAGCTTGGGCAGCTACGTCAGAGTAGTTACCAAATGCTAAGGCCAGTTCTACACCTGAAAAACTTGCTTCCGCTTTAGCATCGTAGAACAGAGTACCTGCTGTAAATGTAGAAATAACAGAGTTAGGTGTAGTGTTTGCAGCTGCTACAGTGTCCACAGCATTAGCTGTGAACGTAGCACTTACACTTGTAGGTACAGTAGAAGCCTGTGCGTCTACATCTGAGAAGGATGAGACAGCCGTGGCAGCTAGTGTATTTGCTAGGTCTGTAGTTGCCTGAGCATCAAACCCTATACCTAAATCAAACAAGGCTGTTGCGCTGGGCATAGACGTAATAGCTTTAGCATCAAAGCCTATGTCTAAGTTAAACGTAGATACAACACCTGTAGGAACTGTTGTAGCTTGTGCGTCTACATCTGTAAAGGCGTCTATGCCGTGTGTCGCAAATACAGAGCCTGTACCTGTTACCGCCTGAGCATCTGCATCCTGAAGTGCTACAGCTGTTGTAGACACCGCAGAAGGCGCTACTGTCTCTGCCTTAGCATCAAAGCCTGTTGCTGTAATAGACCCTAGCGAAGTCGCACCTGCAACAAAAGCTAGAGCAGCTACTACTGTACTAGCCTCGGAAAAAGTAGTCTGAGAATATGTACTAAAGCCTAGCATGTGATACCTACTCTAATCTATCTATGCCAACAAGAACTTTACCTGTCATCTGGTAAAGGATGCCTTTAAGAATACCCATATTAAAGGCAAACTCATTCTTACAAGACTGCTTAAAGAGATCTCCCTCCAAGAACATGCAAGAGCCTTTACAGAGTT